GACGGCGAGATCGCCCTCCAGGCAGCGCAGCGGGAGTGGTGCGAGGAGACTGGCCTGCCGCTGCCGGAGGGGACGTTCTCGTCCGGCTGGACGTCCGGCCTGTACACCTGCTACATGCTCTCCATCCCGTTCGAAGGCGAGCTGGACCTGAACGTGCAGCGCCCCGCCGACCCGGATGGGGACGGGGCTGAGGAGCTCGCCTGGTGGGAGCCACGGCTGCTGGTCGGCAACCCAGCCATCCGAGCCGAACTGGCTGCAGTGGCGAAGCAGGTCCGCGACGTCCTCACCCCCTCTCTGCTGAAGTCGGCTTGGGAGGACCACCCGGTCCGACGTGTGGAGGACGAGCTCGTCGCCGCGCACGCGGACCCCATCCGGTCGGCTCTGGCGGGCACTCTGAACGCCGAGCAGGCGCACACGCTGGCTGCGGGGTACCTTGCCCGACGCAAGTGATGCCCGTGCGTACGTGTCCGAGCTGCTGACGCCGGACACGTCTCGGTTGCGCGCTGCGCTGGACGCGGCGCGTACGTCGGGGTACAGCGCCGGGTTGCTGACCGCAGCCGAACAGACCCCCGGGATCGCCGCAGCGGTGGGCGGTGTGGCGATCCCGGGTTCTACCGAGGAGTGGTCGGCCTTCTGGGACCAGTGGCGCCCAGGCAACGCGCCGGCCGCCACCCTGCTGGACGACGGGGGGTTGGCGGCTCTGTTGGCCAGCTCGGACGCCACGGTGAAGGGGATCGAGGGCACGCTGCTGGACGGTCTCGGGTCGCGGCTCGCCGATGGAGTCTCCCGGGGTTTGTCTACCGACGAGATCGCGCGTACACTCACCGACTACGTCAACGACCCCGTGCGCGCAGCCATGATCGCCCAGACCGAGACGGCCCGGGCGGTGTCCGCCGCGTCCCGTGACGCCTACGGCGCAGCGGGCATCGCTCAGGTGGACTGGCTCGTGTCGCCGGGGGCCTGCAACATCTGCCAGGGGTACGCAGACGACGGCCCCTACTCGCTGCAGACCCTGCCGGAGGAGCCGGCCCACCCGAACTGCCGCTGCTCCTACGCGCCGCGCGACCCGGGGATGACCGCGAGCCACGCTGCCGCAGACGAGCTCACCGCAGAGCCAGTCGGAGCTGCGGCGGTGGTGTCCGCAGGGACCTCCGACGCTACGGCGGACGCTCTTTCGGCCTACACCGGGGAGGCTCCGCTAGGCTCCTGGGCCAAGGGGGGCATGCAGAAGTACGTTCAGGAAGACCTGATGAGCCAGGCCCGGTCCATCAGCGGGCAACCCCTCGCGGCTCTCAGCGAGTACATCGACAACGACATGTTCACCCCAGTGAATGCCTATCTGCGAGGAGACCGATCGGTTTCCTCCAGCGACGTCAAGTCCATCATCTCCGGGATCGACAAGGCTCTCCAGGGCACCTCTACGATGTCGGACGGGGTGGTGTTCCGGGGTGTTCCTGCAAGCGCTTTCGACGAGCTGAAGGTCGGCAAGGTTCTCACTGATCCGGGCTACATGAGCACCTCGGTGAACCCGTCGTCTGCCCTCGCCTTTGCCAGCTACGAGGATGAAGGCGTTGTCCTTCGGCTGACTGTCCCCGCTGGGTCTCGAGCCCTCGCGGTGGACGGGTTGAATACAGACTCGGTCCTAGGGGAGAGCGAGATCATCCTCCCGCGCGGTACCTCGATGAAGATCACCAAGATCGCCGAGGCTGAAGGAAAGCGAATCGTCTACGCGAAGGTGGTGCCTGGTGCCTGAGGCTCGCTACGTGCTGGGGCTCGCCTACCAGGCTGGCCCTGACCCGCGCATCGCCCGGGGGCTCGACGGGACGCGCGACTTCTTCAGCCCTGAGGAATTGGAGCGCGCGGCCTGGTCGTTCCTGGACGAGGGTGGCGAGCAGGTGGGCCTCTTCCACGTCGACGGCACCACCGGAGCGGCTCGCGTGGTCGAGTCGTACATCTACCGCGGTCCGGATTGGGACATCAACGGTACGCTCATTCGAGCGGGTGACTGGCTCATCGGAGCGATCTGCGACGAGAGGGCCTGGAACCTCGTCAAGTCTGGCCGGGTTACCGGCTTCTCTCCCCAGGGCAGTGCCCAGCGACGCAAGAGGAGTGTGTGATGGCCAAGCCCGTTCCCCCCGAGGACCCGGAAGAGTGGCTCGAGGCGCACCACGCTCGAGTCCCCCGGGTCGACCTGGTCGCGAAGGCCGCGAACGGCTCGCCACGCTTCCTCATGATGAAGTCGGAGGGGCTGCTCGACGCGGACACCGTGCGCGGCCTGATCGCCAAGTCGGCGCCGGCCGCTGCCACCACCGTCACCGCAGTCACCGGGTCCCCCGACGACGTCGCCCACGCCATGCACGCCATCCACCGCGCCACGCAGCTCCAGAAGGCTGCGGAGACCACACCTGAGGAGAACCCGATGGACCCTGTTCTGAAGGCCGACGACGCGGCGGACGCAGTGGAGGTCGTCGAGTCCGACATCGTCCCCGACGCCGACGCGGTCTCGGTCGAGGCGGAGGGCGACCCGGACGACCCCACCACTCCCGCGTGGGAGGCGGTGGACGCGGCGCGGGCCCGGCAGGCTCTCGAGCTGGTGCTGGCGCTCCAGGCCATCGTCCAGCAGGGCACCGCGAGGGAGACGCAGGAGCTCGCGCTCGGCACCGGCGAGACCGACGACGTGTGGGCCCTGGAGGACGTCCTCTGCTCCATCGACGACATCATCAACACGCTGGCGCCGTTCGCGGTGACCGAGCAGGCGGAGGCCGACCGGCTCTCGTCCGTGATGCTCAAGTCCGGCCGGGTGCTGTCGGGCACCAACCAGGCCCGCATCGAGGGAGCGATCCAGGCTCTCACCGAGGTCCTCAACACGCTGCCGGCACTCGTCGACATCGAACCGCTCGCGAAGGAGATGAACGTGGAGACCGGGCTCGAGAAGGCGAAGGGTGACCCGCTGACCCCGGTGTACGACGAGAGTGGCAAGCTCGTCGGCATGGTGAACGCGGAGGACCTGGTCCCGATCGCCTCCGCCGCAGCGCCGGCCGTCGAGGAGGCAGCCCCCGCCGAGGAGGTGGCCCCCGCCGAGGAGGCGGCCCCCGCCGCTCCCGCAGAGCCGGCCGCCGAGGTGCAGGTCCCCGGGACCGACACCATCCAGGCGCCCCCGGTCAAGCCGGAGGAGGAGACGACCCCCATCACCAAGGCCATCCAGGACGCGGTCACCGCTGCGCTCGGAGAGGTCCTGGCCCCGCTCGTGAAGCAGGCCGGCGACAACGCCGGACTGAACGAGCTGGTCAAGGGCCTGCAGGAGCGCGTCGAGCACCTGTCCACGATGCCGGACGACCGCAGGTCCCCGCTGCTCGGCGGTGGGACCGGCATCGCCGGGTCCGCTCTCCGGGGCGGGCAGGACGACGTGCTCGCCCCGCTCCGCAAGGCCGTGGAGGACGAGCAGGACCCGACCAAGAAGATGCAGGCACGAACCGCGCTGGCCCACGCTGCGATCCTGCAGCGGTTCCAGCAGTAGACCCCCAGAAGGAGAAAGAGCAATGAACCTCGACACCATCTCCGCGGAGACCTTCGAGCTCATCAAGGCGACGATCACCTCCGGCATGACCAGCACCACCGGCGTCTTCGGCGTCGACCTGATCGACCTGGTCTCCCTTGTCCCGGTGGAGACGCCGTGGCGCGACCAGCTCGCCCGCAACCAGGCCGCGGTGGGCGCCACCACGGCCCAGTGGCGCGCCCTGACCAACATCAACAACCAGCAGCCGAACCCGTTCGTCGGCATGGACAACGCGGGTGGCCTCGTCAAGACCTCCCTCCAGAACGTGTCCGCGGTGTACCAGCCGCTGGCCGCCGGCTACTCGGTCACCGAGGACGCCGTCGCGCTGGCGCACGGCTTCGCCGACGCGAAGGCCGTCGAGATCTTCTACGCGATCAACCAGTGGAAGATCATGGAGGACAAGGCCCTCCTCGGCGGGCAGGCGTTCGCGCTGACCCGCCCGTCCGCGCCGACCCTCGCCGACGCGGTCACCGGCGGCACCATCCCGGTCAGCACCACGGTGTACGTCGGCGTCGCCGCGCGCACCGGGTCCGGCTACTTCTTCTCGGCCGGCAACTCCCAGGGCAACTCCGCCAGCGTCGCGACGTCCGCCTCCGGTGGCAACGTGCACTCGGTCACGGCGTCGATCCCGTCCGTCCGCGGCGCCGTCGCGTACGACTGGTTCGTCTCGGCGAACGGCGCCACGTGGTACTACTTCACCACGACCACGATCCCCTCGACCGTGATCACGTCCCTCATCGTGGCCAACCAGGTCCCGCCGACCTCGCTGCCCGAGCTGACCACCGCCGTCCCGACGTTCCTCGCGTCGGGCGACAACGGGTCCGCCGGCGCCAACGAGTTCAACGGCCTGCTCGCCACGCTGGCCGGGGACTACAACAGCGGCGGCGCTCAGGTGTCGTTCGGCTCGGGCACCCCGTCCGGGGCGATCTTCATCGACAACGCGGGCGGTCAGCTGACCGTCGCGGGTGGCGGCATCGCGCAGCTGGACGCCCTCAACCTGGCGCTCTTCAACTCGAGCCGGCTCTCGCCGACCGCGTACATGATCAGCGCCCAGGAGGCGAACACCATCTCCGCCCTGGTCCTGAACAACCCGGGCGCGGTCACCTACCTCTCCATGAACGACCCGACGGGTCGTGGGGAGATCTCGGCGGGTGGCTCCGTCGCGACGTACGTCAACCGGTCCAAGCCGGGCGCCAAGATCCGTCTCGAGGTCCACCCCGCGGTGGCCCCGGGCACGATCATCGCGCGCACCGACACGGTGCCCTTCCCGGGCTCCGAGATCGGCAACGTCTTCTCGGTCCGCACCCAGCGGGACCTGTACGACTACGTCTACGGCTCCGACCGCAGCCACGGCGGCCCCCGGGTCGACGGCGAGTCGCGGTCCATCGAGACGCTGATCAACAAGGCCCCGGTCGTCAACGGGGTCATCCAGAGCGTCCGCCCCTGACGCCCTGAGCCCTGGCCCCGCGATAGTCTCGCGGGGCCAGGGCTCGCCCCCGCCCATCCAGAAGGAGATCAGCATGCGCATCATCTCGCTGAACGGCTCGCAGACCATCCAGTCCCCGGAGCTCGGCACGGTCGAGGCCGGAGAGGACGGCGTCTTCGACGTCGGGACCGAGCTCGGCACACACCTGCTGCAGTTCAAGGCGCTGTACGTCACGGAGGAGGAGCACCACGCTGCTGCTCTGCGGACCGCGGTCGCGGAGCTGTCCGACCCCACCCGGGTGCCGGAGATCCTGCTCCAGCTCATGGAGCGGGTGAGCCTGCTGGAGAAGGCGATCCTCCCGGAGAGCGCCTCGGAGACGGAGACGGCCCCGAGTACCCCCGCAGCGGCCCCCGACTCCTCGACGCCCCCTTCGGGGACCGACGAGGAGGCTGCTCTCCTGGTGGCGGAGAAGCGTGCCGCCGCTGAGGCCAAGCGCCAGGCCACCCTGCAGGCCAAGAAGGCCGCAGCGGAGTTGCAGGAGTGACGGTTCTCCCGATCCCGAGCCACGCCGGCGGGACATGCGGCGCGGCTCGGGAGCGGGAGGCCCCCGTATCGGCCGACCACGACTACGCTTGTCACCAGGGAGGCTGAACCCGTGCCAGTAGTCGCGCCGTACGTGACCACCTACACCAGCCACGTTCCGTACATCACACTGGCGGAGTGGCTCGCCGCACCGACGTCCCTCGACATCTTCAACCTGGTGCCCGGGGGGACGCAGGAGCAGCAGAACGCCGCGATCCGGTCCCAGATCGAGAGGGCCAGCTCGTGGATCGACCGCATCTGTCACCAGGTGCTCGCGGCGACGAAGGACACCTCCATCCGCCGGTGCCGCGTTGACGTGCGAGGCTACGTGAAGATGCCGCTGCCCCGCAAGCCGGTGCTCGAGGTCGTCGCCGTGTCGGTGGGGTCATCGCCGAGCAACATGTCGGCGCTGTCGACCCTCGTCGACGTGGAGATCGGAGAGCACGGGGTTGTCTCGATCCCTGTGTACAACGCGTCCCTGGGGCGCGGTTCTCTGCCGCAGCCCTTGGTCCAGGTGACCTACATCAACGGCTGGCCCAACACCCTCCTGGCAGCCAACGTCCCTGCTTCTGCCTCGTCCCTGACCGTCGCGTCGTCTCTCGGCATCTACCCCGGGTCTGTCCTCTCCATCTACGACACGGACCTCACCGGCGGGACCGAGCAGGTGACCGTGGCGTCGACCTTCGTCCCAGGCGGGACCACTGTCCCCCTGACGGCCCCCACGCAGTACGCGCACGTCAGCGGGACGTCCTTCTCTTCCCTCCCCCCAGTCGTGAAGGAGGCTGCCGTCTTGCTGACGAGCGCGCTCCTGCAGACCCGCGGGGCGGACGCGCTCGTCATCGGTTCAACCGATCCCCCTCAGCAGACCCCCATGTCCAACGGGATGAGCCAGGCAGAACGTCTGGCCTCGGCGATGCTCGCAGACTACCGGAGGGTCCGGTGAGCCGCAGCACCGTACGTCACGCGATCGCGGACTACCTCACCGCAGGGGCGATCACCGGGGTGGGCACCATCTTCGCCTCGCCGCCCAAGCTGTCGCGCACGTCTGACGCTCTCGTCGGCGCTGCGCCGGGCGCTGTGAGCGGGGCGGTGGTCTACATCGAGATCACGGAGTCGTTCGAGATCCGAGTGGGCCTTGGCGGGACAGGAGCTGGCAAGAAGAGCGTTCACCACACGGTGCAGTGCTACGTCTTCTTCCACTCGGTGCAGCGGCGAGCTGAGGACGCCATGGACGACCACGACGACATCATCGAGGGTCTGCTGGTGCGTATCCGGGCAGACCGGACCCACGGCACTGCCGGGTCCGAGTTTCCCATCCTCCAGGCCGGCGAGGGGGACCCGGGCATCGCCGTGCAGACCAGCTTGCCCAAGGACGCCGGGGGTGGCGCCATCGACATCTGGACGTCCATCAAGTTCGACGCAGAGGAGTTCATCACAGCATGACTGCCAAGAAGCTCGACCAGGTCCCGGAGGCCGACCAGGTCCCGGAGGCCGACCAGGTCCCGGAGGCCGACCAGGTCCCGGAGGCCGACCAGGTCCCGGAGGCCGACCAGGTCCCGGACGGTGCCGAGGCGCTCGGCGTGAGGTACCGTTTCACCGGGGAGCACGAGTCGTACGTCACCCTGCCGGACGCCTCTGTTCGGCTCACCCAGCCCGGCGAGCTCGTCGCCCTGCCGGACTACGGCGAGGCCGGCCCCGGCCCCGCATGGGTCATCGAGTAGGAGAACCTCATGTCTGACCAGCAGCCCGTTCCGGACGACGCGGTCCTCCCGGACCCGTCCGGCCAGCCCGAGGACGTCGCCCCCGTCGTGGAGGTCGAGCACGCATGAGCGCCCAGGATGCTCTTCGCAAGGCTGCCGGTGAGATCGGCTACTACGCGCCGGCCGACCCGCTCCCCGGGTCCAAGTACGGGCGCTGGATGGCCGACAAGCTGGGCCAGCCGTGGCTGGCCGGCCCCAGCACGTCGATCTGGTGGTGCGTCATCTTCGTCTCGTGGGTGCTGGACGGCCTCGCCAACGTGCCCGGGCTGCCGGGCTTCAACACGACGCGGCTGCTGGCGGGAGACCCGGGGCAGCGCCTGGCCAACATCCACGACGCCCGGCCGGGGGACCTGGTTCTCTTCGACTGGGACAAGTCCACGTCCGCGCTCAACCACATCGGCATCGTCGAGATCAACGCGGGGGGCTACCTGCAGACCCTCGAGGGTAATACCTCGGGGTCCACGAACGGCAGCCAGTCCAGTGGCAACGGAGTGTGGCGGCGAACCCGCAGCTGGAGCGTCGTCGCGGCGATTCTGCGGCCGGCGTACATCGACGCTCCGGCTCCGGCTCCGGCTCCGGCTCCGGCTCCGGCTCCGGCTCCGGCTCCGGGCATCGCGGCCCCGCCGTTCCCGCTGCCCGCGGGTTCGTACTTCGGATGGCTCTCTGGCCCGGCGGCCTCCGTCTCGGGGTACCACAGCCACCGGGAGGACCTGCGCCGCTGGCAGCAGCGGATGCACGACCGCGGCTGGAACATCAACCCCGACGGGTACTACGGCTCCCAGACCGCGGGGGTCGCTCACGACTTCCAGGTCGAGAAGGGCCTGACCGTCGACAGCAAGATCGGCCCCCAGACCTGGGGTGCCGCCTGGACCGCTCCGATCACCCACTGACCGAGGAGAAGCAGCGACATGGCAGGACCCTACGCCAACAGCAGCAGCCAGATGGGGATGGCGATCGAGACGGTCCGAGGCACCGCCGCTGCCGCTCCCCTCCTCTTCATCCCGGTGAAGAACCCCAAGATCCAGCCGGTGCTGACCACGGTGGACAACGACTCTCTCGTGGGGTCCGCGATCACCATGATCGACCAGCTCATCACCAAGCGGCACGACGAGTACTCGTTCACGTGCTTCGCGTACGTGGACACACTGCCCGCGCTCCTGCGGGGACTGCTCGGCGGGGCGGACACGACCACCGGCACCGGGCCCTACGTCCACACCGTCTCGCTGCTCAACAACGCGATGGCGACGGGCAACCAGCCTCCGAGCTACACGTTCTTCGACTGGGACGGCTACCAGCTCCGCACCATGGCCGGCGGGCAGATCGACGAGCTGCAGTTCAAGTTCACCGCGACGGGCCTCATCGAGGTCATCGTGAAGGTGCAGACGCTGCCGTACGTGGCGACCTCCACGGCCCCCACGGCGGTCTTCTCGACGGTGGCTGCGGCCCCCGCCTGGAACTGCGTCACGTCCCTCAACGCGGTCACCACGACCCCCATCGTCGACGGACAGCTCTCCTTCAAGCGGGGCGTCAAGCCGCTCGAGACCCTGGGGCAGATGGCGCCGTTCCAGCTGTTCGCGGGGCCCCTGGACGCGTCCGGGGCGTCGCTCACGGTCATCAACGCCGCCGACGTGGAGCAGAACCTGGCGCTGACGGGGACCGCGTTCCCGCTCTCGCTGACGTTCAACATCCCCACGAGCCCGGGCATGTCGTTCAAGTTCCAGGCCAGCGTCGTGAAGGCGTCCCAGACGCACCAGGAGCGCGGCTCCGACGGCGTCATCATCACGCAGCTGGACCTGAAGCTGATCGGCAACTCCACGGACGCGACCTCGGGCGGCCTGTCCCCGGTCAAGTTCATCGCCACCAACAGCCAGTCGACGGCCTACTGACATGCGCCGCATCGAACTGGACGGCGGCCACTGGGCCGTCCTGCGGGAGCCGGCCCGGGCCGAGGAGACGGGAGACCTGCGGGACTACTACACCGTCTCCGGCCGCCGAGGCATCTCCGTGCTGGGCGGGCGGGTGTCCCTTGAGGGGCGTCAGCTGATCGAGAGCATCAACGTGATGGAGCCGGGCCCGGAGCGCGACCTGCGCCTGGCCCGCCTCGACATGGACCTCTCGGAGGAGGACCTGGACACGTTCCTCCGACTGACGGAAGCCACAGTGGTCGCCCTCCTGTCGGAGTGGTCCTTGGCCCGCCCGCTCCCCACCGTGAAGACGGTGGGGGACCTCCCCGGTCCGATCTACGACCAGCTCTCCGCGGCCGCTGCAGAAGACGCCGCGAAGGCCGCGGACCTCTCCCTGGACACCAGCGTGGGGGATGGGACCCCGGACCCAAAAGAGCCTTCTGGCGGCTCCGAGAGCTCCAGTGGAGCCTAGAGGGGCGCCAGGGGGCCGACCCTGACCCGGAGGTTCGGGACAGGTGGCGGTCGTTCCAGTACCGACGTATGATGGGGGTCACAGTGAAGCAGTACGAGGGGACCCCCGCTCTCATCGTTGACTGGGATCTCGAGCTCGCTGCCACAGAGCAACGTGCCACGGAAGCTGTGAGGAAGCCGTGAGCGAGCTGTTCGGTGTCGCAGAGGTGCAAGCGTTCTTCGCTGAGATGGCTGCCCAAGCGGAAGAGGTTTCTCGGGAGATCGTCAAGCGCGGCGAGGCCGTGGTGGAGAGCGCGGCCAAGCGCAGCTTCACTGGTTCGCACCGCCGCACTGAGCCCACTACCGCTCCTCCGGGGCACCCCCCTGAC